GGGAGTTTTCCTCTCCCCCTTTTCGCCGTGCGAGCACGGTGGCTGTGTGCCTATGTTCGAACTGATAGTATATGACTATCCACATTCTACGTCTGGTTTTCCCAGTGTAGTGAGTTGTGTTTATTTGTATATTATTGGGATTTAATCAAAACATGATTACTTTTCCCGATCGATTAACATCCGCGATGCGGGTTTCCCCGCTTTCTGTTGCTTATCATTCCGTTAGTAGCAAGATTATTTACGTTCTTGCTGCTATAGTTTGTTTAGTATTGGAAATCGTTTTTCTTCGACTCCTTAGTGTATCAACATGCACTACTGAGTCGCTTGGGTTACGTAAAGTGACCTAATTCTTTACTCTCTCGCAATTTTATAACATGTGACTTTTAGATCGAAATCGATACGCAATGACGTATCTTTCTTTAATTCTTTCGCAAACTTGGTCCATTTACAATGGTCTCCTCCCTCGAAATTTTTTCTTTAACATGTCGTATTACGATCAAATGGCTGCGCAATGTCGTGGCCGTCTAGAACTCCTAGACCCCCGAGATGCTGACTTTATTGCTAAGGTCACTCTCAACCAAATTTTCTTTAACGCACGACCTCATGAATTTGAGGGTATGTTTAGAGAAACTTTGGTAATCACGCTACCTATCATTCAACAACGATATCCGCGTGAACAACACGCGCAAATTATTGCATCTATGCGCAATGCAACGTTCGCTTTGTGGCATCTTGTTGCCACTCAGCGGATGAATCCTCGCACTCTCGCAAAAACCTCTTTTCTTTAAAATGGAATCCTTGGATCAGAATACACCAGCAATGACTGGTGAGTCGACGATTGTCGACACCCTTGCTACCGAGACGGTTATGGAACCGTCACAACGTCCCGCCTATACGGCGAAGAAGTCGCATTCTTTATTGAATGCTCTTGAGGAGCGTGCAAACGCTCTTCCCATTCCTTCATCTGAAGAAATTGATATGTTGGAAAGTATGTATGATGGCGTCGTTGACGTCGCTATGCTTACCTCTGACTCCTCTTTAAAGGTGAAGTTCCTCTTGGCTGAAGCTAACATATCCCCTTATGTCAAGCTTGTTAAACGACGCGGTTTGGAAAAGTGGCGTGCGGTTAGTTTAGCCCGCGCTGCGTTTACTGAATTGCATAAAATTGTTTTTCCTCCTTCTGAGTCGGCTCCTTTAATGGATGCCGATTTAGAAGATTTTCTTACTGGGGAACAACTTTTACAGGCTGAAGATCCTATTTTTACCCCATCTTCAGTTGAGGACGTGGTACCTCAATACGATGCCTCCCTTTCGTTATTACAAATGGAAGAAAGTATTCGTAAAGAGGCCTTCGAGAAGAAGGTTGAATTGAATGAACACGATAGGATTGTCCGCACTTTACAAATGCGGAACTATCCTGCTCATATTGTCGTTTCATTAGCTCGACAGCTAGTGTTCGGCAACCCTCGATTCAGACAACTTCGTGTCATGACGAACCGGGCCGCAAGGCCGGTTAAACTTGATAATAGTAGTGCAAGTGCTTCAGCGAAAGCTAAGCATTTTGTTTCTACTGTTACTAAGTGGCGCGGTGGTCAACAACCATTGCATTGGCGTGTACCTGTAACAAAAGGTGCTCCCGTGTTCCGTAAACCTCTAGCTAGAGAGTTATTGGTTGACGGACATTTTCAGAGTCATCTTTTTCGACGATGGTTTAATGGTGCAGTGTTTGCACTGTATCAACTCCGTCGTGGTGAAGAATTTGTTACTGCCTCAGATGTTTTCCATAGCTTGTGGAAAGGACAATGGGCTGGAACAGTTCATGCATTGGATACCGTTTTACAAGGTGGTCCTCGATTGGTTTATTTACAATCTGAATATAAACAGATGACAAATCATACGTATTCGATTCGTTTAATTACCGATCTTAGGTCTTTGCCAGTTTTTGGTCGAGACATTTCTGACGCTTCTGAGTTGGCTTCCATGAAAACGCTTTTTAAGCGTCATGGACCGATTCATCGACTTGGTGTTCGTTATTTAAGTGGACAACACTTCGAATTAGCGGAGATTAATAAACTCTACTTTTTCTTTGTTGAACACTTTTCTGACGATACTAATCCTCCATCGATAACTGAACCAGTTGAAAACTTTGTCTTTACTGATGGTAAGGAAAGTTTATCTGGTGCGGTTTTGCAAGGTCAAGTTATTTCGGCTATGAGCAACACAACTCCGCTCCATGTCGAACATACTGTGAATTTTCCGGGCTTAGAACAGCTTCTGGGAGATTTACGTGATTTGTTTTCGACACATGGAGATGAATCGTTTACTCGCTCATTTGCTAAGATTGCGTCTTTTTTAGTTTCCCTATCACAAACGGGAAGCTATTTAGGAGCTGTTTCGACTTGCGTTCAATTCATTTCGAGTTTTGATTACTTGTGGAATGCCGTAGGTTCGGCATTGCAAGCGATTCAAAATCCGACTTTGGTGTTACAAGGTGGGCTTTTGGACAAACCTCTTACGGAGGTTCGTTCTTGGCCCGGCTTTTACGATTTTTGGACAGCAATTGTCTCCGGTATAGTTTCAACTATTATGGAGGCTTTTTCTGGTGTTGATGAAGTCATCCGCAATTCGTTGTATCATATGGTACGGGAATCGCGGGACTTTATTTTCCGAGAATCGGGAAAAGCGCTCGGTGCGTCGCTTATTGCAGGTGCTAGAGAAATCTTCACTCGCATTAAGCGTTGCATTGAGACTTGTTCTCTTACCCCTTTGTGGGGTACGCTTTGGGACCCACAGCGGTGGGCTCGTGACGTTGAATTGATGATGACTCATTATCCAGTTTTGACTGGACTTGAGACTGATGCTCTTTCTCCGGAGATGAAGGAAATGCGTCTTTCGGGACGAGTTCCATCGTGGTGGAGTATGCCTGTTACAAAGGCAGAGTTCATTGAGAAGTGCGAAATCTATATCCAGCAAGCGGATATTTTTAAATCGCATTTCGCATCTTCACCGTTAGTTGTTTCTGATTTGTTGAAAATCCGTGTGAAGCTACGTGCTTTCACAGACAACATAATCGCTCAACGTACGATGACAACTTCACGACCCGTTCCTTATATGGTCGCTTTTCAAGGTGTTGCCGGTGGTGGTAAATCCAATTTAGCTACTTTAATTGCTTCAGCAATTGCAGCGAAACATGGATTTGATCCTACTGGTGTATATCCCTGGCAAACTGATGTAAATTTTCAGGATGGCTTAGACCACACACAGTGGTGTGTAGCCATGGATGATGTTGATCAAGGTGTTGCTAAGGATAGCGCTGGTGTGCGCAATCACGTTCAAAATGTGATTGCTTTAGTTAACAATGTACCGTTTCCAGTTGAAGCGGCAGCTGTTGAACTGAAGGGTCGCATTCGTGCGTGTCCTCGATTGGTTACTTATACCACTAATTTTAAAAATTTCAATTTAACTGGACATACGTTACAACCCCATGCGTTTTATCGACGTATTGGTATTCTTGTACATGTTTCAGCTAAATCTGAATTTTCATTAGGAAATGGTGTTCTCGACAAGCTCAAAGCAGCTGCCGCAGACACTCATGACCTTTTTGATCTTACTATTAGTTATTATGATCCAAATTTGACACATAATACGAAGAGTGGAGATAAATGGAAACTTCCATTTACCCCTCCCGTATCAATCACATTTGGTGAATTAATGGTTTTGGTGCAGACGCAATTTGCAGCGCATTTGAGATTTGAAATGAATCGTTTAAATACGACTAATGATAGTGCGTTGTGTCCAGTGTGTTTTGTTCCTAAGAACAAAAAGTGCGGGCATGAGTTACAAGGAAAACAATCTTTACTCATGCTTGGCGCTGCTATGTTTTTGATTGGACGACAAACATTAACTTGGCGACCAAAATGGACGCTTTTTGACGATGACAAGATTCAAACCCTTGTTGTACGATTGAAGAAGAATTTGACGTTTTTTCAAAGTGATGTCATAACACAATTGGCAACTTACGGGTTGGCCATTGGTGCTACGTCAGTCGCTCTTGGTCTCGTGGCACATTATGTGTTACAAGGTCGGGAAAATAATACGACTTCTGCTTTTGTTCCTCCAACTTGGATGCGAGCTGATCAAACCTTCATCCCTGGGATACCTCCCTCCGGTCTTGGTTCAACCTTTACTAAAGATGATTTAGATAAGGCATTGGCTCAGAGTTGTGTCAAGGTTATGGGACATCAAGGTGGACATGGATTAGTGGTGGGACAAAACCTACTCATCTTTCCATCCCACTTTGTTAGTTCAAATGGCACTTCAATAGATGTTGACAATTGTATTGTTACAATCACACACGGCGATCGTTCGGTTAAAGTCCGAGTCACCGGTTTGAATTGTACATTAATGCCGTCGAATCCCCATATTTGCATGTTTAGGACTGGCGAGCTTAAGGGCTTACCTTCTATATCTGCAAAGATTTGGGCGCACGACGACAATACGATACAGTCATATGATGCGATGGAACTATGGGGAGCTGGTTTATGTCAATATAAACCTTCAACCAACCAACGTTTGGTTGCTTCACATGGCGAAATCGTTTGGTCAACTTCTGCTCCCACTGAGATGGGAGACTGTGGTATGGTGTATGTTGCTCAGTTCGGTAAGACTTGGCGAATTGTTGCAATGCATTATATGCAATTGACTGTGCCGGGTGCCGAACAGAGCATTGGTGCTATCATAACGCGACAGGAATTGACGAAGATGGCTGTTAAACTAAACGCCACTTTACAGGGTGTCGAAACCCCGTTGAAGGCCTTATCAAAAGTTCCTGGTACTCAATTACAGTTTACTCGCTTCCCTCCTCGGTCTGAGGTTTGGGTAGCGATGACTGAAGGTGCGCAATTGTATCCTTTTGGTGAGATCCATCCACCAATTGGTGGATCTACCGATCGGACGGCTTTGCAGCGTTCTTTGATCGCAGATGATTTTACTGACTTGATTGACAAGTGGTGTGGCAAATCCCATTACTGGGCTTTTCCTGATTTCCGAGGAAAGATGGGGAAATCTGGTCAATGGGAGTCTCCTTATACGGAGGCGTTTAAGACACAACCTACTCAAGCTTTTGATACCACCCTGATGTGGGTGGCCATGGCCGATTATTTATCTGGCATGGATGAGCTTGATCGTTCCGGATATACAACTATATCGGAACAGGAAGTGGTCAATGGAATTCCTGGATCGTACATTCGTGGCGCTAATTTGCGCACGTCTGTAGGTCCTCCATATTTCCAGAGTAAACGTTACCATGTTTCTCGTAATGACGATGGAGTGTTCTTCAGTCCAGAGATCTGTGAGCTTTACGATGTTTATCGTGATTGCCTTGATTCTGGGGAAGTACCGGCGCCTGTTGGTGCATGTACTTTGAAGGATGAAGCTGTGAAACTTCGTGACGATGGAACCTATAAGAAACCTCGCGTGTTTACTAATTACAGCGCGGCTTATAACTTCCTCGGTAAAGAACATTTTGCGGCTATCCAGTCGTTTATTCGAGCACATCTGACTTTCTTTGAGAGTGCAGTTGGCCTTGATGCGACGAGCCATGACATTATGCGAGTTGTTAACCATCTACGAACAGTAGATACGACGCTCACAAATTTGTTAGATGGCGACGTTAAGGCGTTGGATAAGTCATACACCGGTGAGGTGTTTGAATTCATATCATTAGTGATGTATGCTATTTCCTGGGTATTAGGATTGCAAGCTTTTAAAGCTCGCAACTTAGTCCTTGGATTGAAACATACTCGTTTCGTGATCAAAGGAGATTTATTCTCTGTTTGGTGGAATGGATCTGGCAATTTTATTACAGTGGAGATTAATTGTATCTTCATGTCATTGATGCACAGATATTACTATTATTTGAAGCGTCCGGCGCTTGTGGCTCTCGTAAAGCCTTTTTTGAAATCATTCATGGAGGATTTCATTAATAACCCTATTCCATGCTTGGACATGTCTAAGTATTTAACTTTTCGCTTACACAATGCGTTAGTTACTTACGGTGACGATGTTCTCCGTGCCCTTGATTATTCCGAGGATGAAGACTTTCCACAACTCATTTATGAGCATTTTGGATTGATTATTACGGATGCTAATAAAGGGATGATTCTCAAACGGAAACGTATTGAGGAAGCAGAGTTCCTTAAGAGACGATTCGTTTGGTCAGAAGAATTCCAGCGTTACATTACGCCACTTTCCAAAAAGTCTTTAGCGCGTATGCTTCAGGTTAAGTTTGACTCAATGATCTCTTCACGAGATCATGCAGCAGTTAATATGACCAATGTCATGCGTGAACTTGTATATCATGGGCGCGATGAGTATGATTCGTTTCGTATTCGAGCTGATTCTGTAGCATTAAAACATGAGCTACTCCTTCATCCCCTGTACGTTTCGAGACCATACGAGTATTGGGCTGAAAAGCTTAATAACAAAACATTCAATACTTTCGAACATGTCAACACCAACAATCAAACAGCCGTCCAATGATTCGGCAGGAAACGCTGAGAGCGTTTCAGGACCCGTCACCATAAACCATGATGCGGGTGAGTTTACCACTACTGCTCCTGTAGTTACAGCTGCTACGTCACAAGACCAGCAGTTTTTTCAGGTTATGCCAGCACATGACTTGAATAACTTCATGAGTAGATTTGTTGAACTGAATACATGGGTGTTAGCTGGAGATGATTCTTCAATGGATATCCTCGACAAGTTTGATCCATGGGATCTGTTTCTTAGTAAACTTACCGTTCAGGATAAGTTGGCTAATTATACGTTTTTTCGTGGCACACTGGAACTTACGTTTAGTGTGGTTGTCACGCCATTCACTTATGGCGCATACTGTGTTTCTGCTTTGCCTGTTGGCATGGAAGAATCTACGGGTACGGCAACACAAACACTTGAGGGAGACAATACATTGTTTCCGGAGAATATGATGCAAGTTGATCATTGGGCCATGATAGATTGCGCGGCGTCTGAGAACGTCGTTATGCAGTTACCGTGGCTCTGGCCTTATGATTGGGACACAATTTCCAATAAGGCAGCCAATATGTGGCAGGTCAACCTGTGTTGTATTCAGGCGATTAAGAGTGCGCTTGATGCGTCAGATGGTTCTGGCTACATTAAGTGCTTTGGTCGTTTGTTACCTGGCTATGAGTTAGCAATTCCACGTTTCCAGGGTCTTCGAGGTGGACATTTGGTACAGTCAGAGGCTACGCACAAACACATGCCAAAAGAGCATGCTAAATTGGCAAAACCGAAACATAAAGTATCAGATGTTGCGAACACCATTGGTGACGTGGCGTCAAAGCTTACTGGAATACCTGTGATTGGCGGGATGGCCGCAACAGCAGCCACCGCAGCCCACACTGTTGGTAAACTAGCGAGCATTTTTGGATTTAGTCGTGATTCCGATGAACAAACTCCATCCGTGATGATGATGCGTTCAGTGTCAAATGTTGCGCATACAGAGGGGAGTGACCCTTCTGCGTTTGCAAGTTTTACACTCGCACCTGAGATCACAATTGATCCGACGTTAGTTGGAGGTCCCTCAGAGGACCCGGCTTCGTTTGCTTCATTATTTTCTCGGTGGACCTATGTAGCGACATTTGATTGGAATACGACTAATGCTAGTGGGGATTTGTTAGCGACTTTTCCCGTGTCACCTTTTTACTCTACAGCGGGTAATTTGAACTCAGCTGGACATGGACTTAGCCTACCCGTTGCAGGGTACGTAGGTCTTCCGTTCAGTTATTGGCGTGGTGATATGGAGTATCGCTTCATTATCCCAACTGGTAAGCCACATCGTGGTACGTTGCAAGTTTTCTGGCAAACCACAGATGCGGCGGTTCCGGATGATGTAACCAATATTACGTTGAATACCATTATGGATGTCACAACTGGCAGCCATCATGACTTCACTGTAGGATTTGCGCGTGAAAAACCATATTTGCGGACGTATATGTTGGACGATCAAATTATCATTCAGCCAGTGGCTGCGGCTGCTAACGGACGCATTCGTATTCGCGTTATTAATCCTTTGGTTGCACCATCTAGTACCGCAGGCACTTCGATTTACGTCTTTGCACGAGCAAAAGAGAATATGAGATTCTCAGTCCCACGTAATACATTGGATTACCCTTATCCCCCGAGTGGAGAGGAAGGTTATCAAGTTTATGATTGGACTACGGCGATTTGGCAGCTGCAGGGTGCTGATGGTGATGAGGAAATACGTGAGGCGGTGTCCCACGTGTTAGTTCCTCCAACACCAGTATATCCAGCTTCCGAATTGTTTTTCGGTGAGGATATTTCTTCAGTGCGTGCATTGTTACAGAAGCCGTCTCGATGGTTATGGCCTTTGAATGAGGACGGGACCCCGATTGGTCCTTTCCCACAAATGGCTGTTCCACAATTAGGCTTCCTGTGTAAACCAGATTATGTGACGTTTGACGCGGAACTGCAAGCGAATTGTGACACGACGTGTGCCTTCCAGAGTCCATTTACATGGCAAGGTTGGTATCGTGTCCTTTTTGCTGGCATTGCATGTTCGGAGCGATATAAGTTCTTCAGTAACAATCTTGGTTGGTATTCAGCTGCTCCATCAGTTCTTGGAGTGTTGGGCTGGGATAGCCAATCGAGATTTCCTGAGACACTTGCGCCAGTGACGGCTAATGGTCCGGCTTATGGAGCCGAGTGTACCGTGCCGTATTTTAATCCGCGCAAATTTCTCAAGGGTAGAACGTTTTATGCAACAGCTGATAATAGTAGCGGTCATACTACAACAAATGAGCGTTTTAATACATTAATGCTCAATTTGTTCAATGATTCGCCTGATACGCAATCTGTGATTTATCACAGTTATGGACCTGATATTCGTTTAACGACGTTCTATCAGGTCCCGCGTATTGTTTCAACTGCGGCTAAGATGGCCCCGACTGCTTATGTTAAGCGTCAAAGTACTTGTTTTCCGCAAATTCATGAGTTTTCGTAAAGTGAGG